CCATTTCGATGGTATGCATCAGATTTTGGTGGACAAAATTTAAATGGTAAAGTGAAATACGAAATAGGTCCAAATGGTGAGTTTATACCAACCAATAAATATGGTGAACAGTGGATACAACAAATGAAAACATTATGTGAACATCCATTAAATCCTATGCGTGAACAAAAAATGTTAAATGTTGAAGATAAAACATGTTTCTTTTATAAACATATTGCAATTAGTCATGGAGTAAAAAGTCCTACAAAAAGAATTCCATATACGTGGATTTTTCCTGAAGACTTTTCATTGAAAATATGAACGTATTAACAAATCCAATTAGTAATATACCACAATTAAAAAACTCTCATGTATTGGGTTGGGCTTCTATATGGAAAGATCAACTTGATGCAACAATTGATCATAGATGTTCAACTAATATTGCAAATGCATCTATTGTTTATATTGAACATGGTGTTAATTTTGGTGGTTCATTAAATTTATTTGGTGGTGCTACAGAAGAAATATTTAATCGCATTAATCGTGTCGCAGCTCATCCAAATGTTGTATCACTTGATTGGGATATGCCAGATTGGGGTGAACAACTTAAAAAGCGTACTAATGCTCCAACTACATTTAGTGGTATTACAGAACAATGGTGTGATGCATTATCTGCACGATTAAGTAAAGTCAAATCATTAAAACAAGAAGAATTATTATCAATATCAAATAAATTTGATGGTATTTCAGTTGGCGATTCTCATACTCCAGCATATTCGAGATTAACTGATATAGTATTAAGAGAAAATGGTAAAACATTATATGGTACACTTAAACGTGGTATCATTACAGAATTTAGAGGATTAAAACCATTTGGTACTATAACATTATCATATGGTTCAATTGATATACGTCATCATATTATGAGACATGCAGGATTTAATCTTGAAGATATGCTAAAAGAATATGTCAAACAAGGTCAAGCAATTGAATCTGAATATGAATGTGATGTATGGTATACAATTCCAGTTCCAATAGAACATGAAAGTAGACGTTTACCAAAAACTGGATATTTTAAAGATACACCTTTTTATGGTAGTAGAGAAGAACGATTAAATTTAACATATCAATGGATGGAAATATTAAATAAATTAAGTGGTAATAAAACAGTAATGCCACCACTTGATTGGTATAAAATGGATGGTGAAACATATGCAAATACATATATGGAAAATAGTTCAAGTGTACACATTTCTCCTGAATGGTATAGGCGTTTAGATTGGGGTCAAACATGGCTAAATTATTCACTGTAACAGATGATGCCTGGAATAAAGATATTCCAATGGGAATGGATCGTTATGATGCAAGAGAATATTATTTAGATTTATGGGGATCATTTAAAAGTAACATTGAAAAACCTACAGTAGAAAAATATAAAGACAAATATATTCTACGAGCAGATCTTGCGCCAGGTGGATTAAAAGCTTTTGGTGGTGAACGAGTAATTGCCGAAGCACCACATGATACATTAGTTTATGTAGCACCAAGACAAGGGCATGCACCTGATGCTATTGCTATGTTAGCTGAAATGTATAATAAAAAAGTTGTATTCTTTTGTCCAGCTTCTAAAACAGTTTCGAATCACCAAGGTGCATTATTTGCGTATCCGCATGTAGATGTTAGATTTATTAAAATTGCAGCTATGCCAGTTTTAAATCAATATGCTAAACAATGGGCTGAAGAAAATAATGCAACGTTCCTTCCATTTGGTTTTAGTGGTAATGAAATGGTTACAGCAGGTTTAGTTAATATGTGTAAAAATATTAGTGAACAACTAGGTCACGATCCATCTCAAATTTGGTGTGCAGTATCTACAGGTACAATGGTACGAGCATTACAAATTGGTTGGCCCGAAGCAGAAGCTCATGGTATTGCAGTAGCACGTAATATTCATCGAGGAGAAAAAGGTGATGCTATTGTAACATCAGCAACTATGCCATTTTTAAAACCATCTCCAACTGCAGATCAAATGCCAATTCCTACAACTGCCGCATATGACGCCAAAGCGTGGGACGGATTTGAAAATAAAGGTGAAAAAAATAGCATATTCATTAATGTGGGATCGGATGCACATATAAATAGAAACCTTAGCTCAATAGATATTAGTAAAATTAATTCTCAAAGAGAGTGGCATGACATGGGAGATATGAAAGAAAATAGATCCCAGGGATCTAAGATCCCAAATAAATTTACTTTAATTTAAAAGTATAGTATAATTATTATAAATATGAAAAACAAGTAAATTTCAATTATATCTAATAAGAGATTACATCTCTGATTGATCGTAAAAAACAACAATATAATATGGAGTCGGTATGGAAGATGTAGTTTATGGCATCAAGGTTGACTATTCTCGTGATTCTCTATTTGATGCTCTTGGTCTTACAAGACTAAAAGAATCATATATGATGGATAATGAGGAAAGCCCTCAACAAAGATTTGCCTATGTTTCAAATATGTTTGGGTCAAATCCAGAACACGCACAACGGTTATATGAATATTCAAGTAAGCATTGGTTAAGTTATTCAACACCAATCTTATCTTTCGGTAGATCTAAACGAGGTTTACCAATATCATGTTTTTTAAATTTTATAGACGATACCGCCGAAGGTCTCGTGGAGAACTTAAGTGAAACTAACTGGCTATCTATGTTAGGTGGAGGCGTTGGTATTGGGTTTGGTATTCGTTCTGCTGGTGATAAGTCAACTGGTGCTATGCCCCATCTTAAAATGTATGATGCATCATCACTAGCATTTAGACAAGGCCGTACAAGACGAGGTTCTTACGCAGCATATTTAAATATATCTCATCCTGATATTCTTATGTTCCTTGAAATGAGAAAGCCTACTGGTGATCAGAACATGAGATGTTTAAATTTACATCATGGTATTAATATTCCTGATACATTTATGGAAATCATTGAGCGAAGTATGATTGATTCAGATGCAGATGATTCATGGGAACTGAAAGATCCTCATTCAGGTGAAGTTGTAGACAAAGTTTCTGCAAAAGAATTGTGGCAAAAGATATTAGAATTACGATTAACAACAGGTGAACCATACTTACATTTTATTGATGAATCAAATCGTAAAATGCCTAAATGGTTAAAAGATCAAGGATTAAAGATTAATCAATCAAATCTTTGTTCTGAAATTATATTACCAACTAATGAAAAGCGTACTGCGGTATGCTGTCTATCAAGTTTAAATTTGGAGTACTATGATGAATGGAAAGGAAATCAAAAATTTCTTAAAGATGTTGCGGAAATGTTGGATAACGTGTTACAGTATTTTATTGATAATGCTCCAGATACCATTTCTCGTGCTATTTACTCTGCTTCTATGGAGCGGAGTATTGGTATTGGTGCTCTTGGCTGGCATGCTTTACTGCAACGAAAAAATATTCCGTGGGAATCAGCCATGGCAACAGGACTTAACAAAGAAATTTTTCAAACTGTTCGACGCCGATTGGACACTGCCAATAAAAAACTTGGTGAAGAAAGGGGACCAGCTCCTGACGCGGTTGATGCGGGATTAAGATTTTCACATCTTATGGCAATTGCTCCTAATGCATCCAGCTCTATTATTATGGGTAATACATCACCTTCGATAGAACCATTCAGAGCTAATGCGTATCGACAAGATACATTATCAGGTTCTCATTTACATAAGAATCAGTATCTTAATAAGCTTATTATGACTAAGACATCAGATCCAGATAAGTATGATGAACTATGGTCATCTATTATTGCTAATGATGGTAGTGTACAACATTTAGATATACTATCTGACTGGGAAAAGGATGTATTTAAAACATCAATGGAAATTGATCAACGATGGTTAATACAACACGCTGCTGATAGACAAGAGTATATCGATCAAGCACAAAGTGTTAATGTATTCTTTAGACCTGACAGTGACATTCGTTATATTCATGCAGTGCACTTTATGGCATGGAAACAAAAACTTAAAACTATGTACTATTGTAGATCAGATAAGATAGCAAAAGCAGATAAGGTCTCTAAACGTATTGAACGTGATATTATGAAAGAGATTGATTTTAGTGCTATTGTATCTGGCGAAGAATGTCTTGCCTGCGAAGGCTAGAATTTCTAATTTAATAAATAGTATTTCAAAACATTTCATAAATTTAATTATAAAGGTAGTAAATGGATAATAAATTAACCCTGACCGACGAAAGAACATTCTACAAACCATTTAACTATCCATGGGCATATGATGCCTGGTTGAAACACGAACAAGCACATTGGTTACATTCAGAAGTTCCTATGGCTGAAGATGTGAAAGACTGGAAAAAGAAATTAACTAAAGCTGAACAACAATTTCTTACTAATATCTTTAGATTCTTTACTCAAGGTGATATTGATGTTGCTGGTGGATATGTTAAGAACTATTTACCATATTTCCCACAGCCTGAAATAAGAATGATGTTAATGGGATTTGCTGCAAGAGAAGCCTTACATATTGCTGCCTATTCACACTTGATTGAGACTTTAGGTATGCCTGAGTCAACATATAATGAATTCCTAGAATACCAAGAAATGAAGGATAAACACGACTATGTTACCGAACTCAGTTCAAAAAATGGTTCTAAATCAGCGACAGCAGCACATATTGCAGTATTCTCAGCTTTTACCGAAGGTATGCAGTTGTTTAGTTCTTTTATTATGTTGCTTAATTTTCCTCGTCATGGTTTAATGAAAGGTATGGGTCAAATAGTTACTTGGTCTATTGTTGATGAAACTATGCATGCTGAATCAATGATTAAATTATTTAGAACCTATATCGAAGAAAACAAAGAGATTTGGAATGATGTTCTTAAAGAAAAGATCTATGCTATTGCTGAAAAGATGGTAGAATTAGAAGATAAGTTTATTGACTTAGCATTTGCAGAAGGTGATATGAGAGATCTTACTTCAGTTGACGTTAAGAAATATATACGATATATTGCTGATAGAAGATTAATTGCTTTAGGTATGAAAGGTATATTTAAAGTGAAAAAGAATCCTCTACCATGGGTTGAAGAAATGATTAATGCTCCAGTTCATGGAAATTTCTTTGAAAATAGAGTTACAGACTATGCTAAAGGTGCGATGAAAGGATCTTGGGAAGATGTTTGGGGACAGGCAGGAGCATAATATGGCTAAAAAATATTTTGAATGCGATAACTGTGAATCGATTGGTAATATCTCAGTAAAAACTAATGATGTCACAGTAGAAGATATTGTCTTTTGTCCAGTATGTGGCAGTGATATATTTGATGAAGACGATTTAGACGAATAATGATCTGGGAATACAACGGAGTACCATATGAAGATACTCCTGAAAACTATCAAGGATTTGTTTATCTCATAACAGAATTAAGTACTGGTAAAATGTATATCGGTAAAAAATTCTTTTGGAAACCTAAAACTTTACCTAAAAATTCAAAACGAAAAAGAAAAATCAAAACTCGAGTTGAGTCTGATTGGCGTGACTATTATGGTTCAAGTAAAGAAGTAAAACTTTTGGTTGAACAAAACGGTAAAGATAATTATAAACGCGAAATCTTAAAATTATGTGAACGTAAAGGTGATTGTTCTTATTGGGAACTATATTATCAAATGGTTAATCATGTACTTCTTAAAGACGAATATTACAATGAGTTTGTCGGAGCTAAAATCCATTCCGCTCATTTAAAGAATACCTATGAATAGAATACACATTGTTGGCAATGGTCCAAGTTGGATTAATTTTAAAAAGATTGATGCAGATGATTATGTTATAGGAACAAATGTAACTAGAGTGAAAGAAGCTAATGTAACATTATTGTCTGATATTAATATCTGTGAAAAGATTAGTGAAGGTCGAGCCAAGATTGATATTCCAGTTGTAGTAAATCAACACGTAAAAAATTATCTATTAAAGAATCCTATATTAGAAATATTTGATATACAGGTAAGGTTTCCTGATGTATCACCACTTGAATTATCATCAGGACATTATGCTGCTCATTGGGCAATAAGAAAATATAATCCAAAAGAACTACACATATGGGGATGTGATTCATTAGTAAAAGATAATACTCATTCTTATACAGATGAATTAGTAAAACATCCATCAAAAATGAAAGCTATTGTAATGAAACAATGTGCAGAAAGGTGGAGAAAAGCATGGGAGAAAATGACAGATGAATACAAAGACACCACATTCATATTCCACACTTTTACTTAATGATACATCAGACTATCACTTTGGATGCAAAAAGGTAGTAGAATCGTTTGTATTTGATGGTAGTAT